CTCAAAATAATGCAGGAGCACTTTCACCAACAAGCCTGCGCGGTAATGTTGCAGGTCTTGATCTTCGTGTATCTCGTTACATGAAGGGTTCTGGTGGAGTAGGAACAGCAGATTATTCAATGGCTGTCATCAACCCAGATGCTTACACATGGTACGAGGGTGCTCGTCAGCAGCTTCGCACTAATGTTAACTCAGACGGAACTGTAGACATTCTACTATTCGGTCAGGGAGCACTTGCTACAAAGCTTGCAGCAGGCGCAAACTGGTTTAACCTAACCTGATAACTAGGTAACTAAGTCGCTCTGGGGAGTAGTAGCCCTCTACTCCCCAGAGTCTTTAGAAAGGATTGCACATGGCACTTACAACAGTCGCAGAATTGCGCTCCACTTTAGGAGTCGGAACGCTTTACAGCGACAGCGTGCTCCAAGAAGTATGCGATGCTACGGATGCCGTCCTTTTGCCTATGTTGTGGGCTCCAAAATGGTTTACAGTTGCACATGAAAACACAGTAGGGTCAGGCACTTTATATTTTAATGACAATGTGCGCGATACTTTTTATGTAGGTCAAAGCGTAACTATTGCTAACTCAGGCAGCTCTTATAACGGCACTAAGACAATTACAGCCGTGAATGGTTTTTCAATTAGTGTGGCAACTAATCACACGACTGCACAGGGTTATCATCCGATCTATCCTTATGGATCAGTATCGACCACGACTTCCACAGACTGGACTACCGATATGGCAATCCAGCAAGCAGCTTTAATGATATCTGTTGAAATCTGGCAAGCGCGTACAGCCACCCTTTCAGGCAGTAACGCAGTCGATTTCCAGCCAAGCCCTTACCGAATGAGCGCGCAGCTTCTCGCTAAGGTGCGAGGATTGATCGCTCACGCACTTGATCCGCGTTCGATGGTGGGATAATGCCCGTTGCCGTCACTACTCTTAGAACCACATTAGCCACCGCTCTAGTCGATAACGCTAAGTGGCAGACTTTTGCTTTCCCACCTGCCACAGTCCTTGCTAACTCTGTAATTGTCTCTCCAGATGATCCTTATCTAACACCCAGCAACAATCAGCACATCTCGATTAGCCCAATGGCTAACTTTAAGATTGTTATGACTGTTCCGCTATTTGACAATGAAGGCAACCTTAACGGCATAGAAGATACTGTTTGTAGCGTGTTCGCAAAGCTCGCAGCATCATCTTTGACCTATAATGTAAGCGCAATAAGCGCACCAAGTATTCTCAACGCTGCATCAGGCGATCTGCTCAGCTGCGAGATGTCCGTATCAATCCTAACGAGTTGGAGCTAAACATGTCCGAGTGGGAACAAGAAAACGCTGACTTCCTGAAGAAAATCGGGCAAGTAAGCACACCAGCACCAAAGCCAGCACCTACAAAGAAAGACGAGGAATAATCTCATGGCTGTATTTCTAAACAACAAGGTCGGCGTGAAGATTAACACTGTTGATCTTTCTGACCATGTCACAAGCATTACTTTGAATCGCACATTTGATGAGCTAGAAGTTACAGCTATGGGCGATACTTCACACAAGTTCGTTAAGGGCTTGGAAGCATCATCTGTAACAATCGACTTCCTAAACGACACAGCAACATCGAATGTATTGGCAACACTACAAGCTGCATGGGGTACAACAGTCACATGTGTATTCCTACAGGACAAGGCAACAGGAGTATCTGCTACTAACCCTCTTTACACAGTGTCACTTCTAGTTAATAACACTACAGACATCAATGGTGCTGTTGGCGATATTGGCACACAGTCAATCACATTTACTGCTAACTCAACAGTTGCAGTAGCTACTACAGGCACATTCTAAAAAACTAACAAAGGGGCAAACCATGGCAAAACTAAAGATAGTTCGTACAGATGGAAGCGTATTGGAAGGCGAGATCACTCCAGCAGTGGAGTATTCGTTTGAGCAGTACGCTAAAAAGGGCTTCCATAAGGCGTTCCGCGATGAAGAAAAGCAGAGCGATGTCTATTGGTTAGCATGGGAAGTAACACGCAGGTCAGGTGAAACTGTTAAGCCTTTCGGAATGGATTTCATTGAGACACTTAAAAGTGTTGAGGTGCTTGATTCAGACCCTTTAGCTTAAAGCGCGATCTTCCGTTCACCTACCTAATCGCTAGGCTAAGCATTAGGTTAGGGATCGCGCCACAGCAGTTAATAGATCTAGATAAGACCATGCTCGATGCATTAGTGCAAGGGCTTAAAGACGAGGCGAAAGAGGTGAGCGATGCCAACAGAAGTAAAGGGCGCAATCGCACTTCGTAAAGCCCTTAAAGAGTTCACACCTGATCTTGCTAAAGAAACTCAGAAAGAAATTGCAGCAATCCTTAAACCGATTACTGCTAAAGCTCGCGGCTTTATTCCATCTACCGCACCTTTAAGCGGATGGGCTAAAAGCGGTAATGGCACTTGGGGTAATCGAGTCTGGTCATCATCTGAGGCTAAGCGTGGTGTTGGTTATAAGACATCACCATCAAAACCTAATCGTTCAGGCTTTCGAGCACTTGCTCGCATTGTTAATGCTTCACCATCTGGCTCTATTTATGAGACTGCTGGTCGCTTAAATCCACAAGGCAGACCACAGGCAAAAATGCGTCAGGTAAATATTCCTAGTTCTAATCCTGCTATTGGTATGCACAGTTATGAAACAAGCACAGGAAAGAATGTAGGCAAAAGCAATAACCCAAATGCTGGTCAGCAGTTTGTGGATGCAATGAATCGGACATCACCTATTGTCAATGCTTATCAAAGACAAACAGGTCAAGCAGGTCGCGCTTCTCGCAAGATGAAAGGTCGCGCAATCTTTCGTGCATGGGCAGAAGATCAAGGCAAGGCTAACGCAGCAGTTATTAAAGCCATTGAAGATTCTAAAGTTAAGTTTGAGCAGAAAGTAAGGGGCAAGTAATGGCAGCAGATGTAAAGATTGATATTGCTGCCGAGTTCACGGGCAAAAAGGCTTTCAAGCAAGCAGAGACTTCAACACAGAAACTTACTAGCGGTGTTAAAAAACTAGCAGGTGCGATTGGTCTTGCTTACGGCACTACTCAAATCCTTGCCTTTGGTAAAGCATCTGTTAAGGCGGCAGCAGCCGATCAGAAGGCGCAACAGCAGTTAGCCCTAGCTCTTAAGAATGTCGGGCTTGGTAGAGATGCCGCTACTTCTGAAGCTTATATCCAAAGACTTCAGAGCGAGTTCGGCATTGTTGATGATAAATTGCGTCCAAGTTATCAGACCCTAGCGATTGCCACACGCGATTCTGCCGAGGCTCAGCGCTTGATGAGCATTGCACTAGATGTAAGTGCGGCTAATTCTTTAGACTTAAATGCAGTCACGAAGGCCTTGAGTCGTGCCTATCTAGGCAACAACACAGCACTTTCTCGCTTACAGGTTGGTATCTCAAAGGCAGATCTTAAAACTAAATCTTTTAAGGAAATTACTGATCAGTTATCTACAACCTTTGCTGGATCAGCTACAACGGCTGCAAGCGGATATCAAGGTTCTATAGATCGCCTTTCGGTTGCTACTGAGAACTTTAAGGAATCTATCGGTGTCGGTTTAATCGAAGCCTTGAACATTCTTAATGGTGAACAAGGACTTGCCAAGACAACATCTGAGATCGATAAACTAGGCATCAAATTACAAAACGCCACGATTGGCGCAGCCTACTTTGTAGATGAACTAAAGAAGATTCCTGGTGGTTCATTCCTTACATCTGTATTAGGTAAAACCTTTGGCGATCCATTAGGCATTAAGACCTTAATCAATGAGTTCGAGAAGTTTAAGCAACAGCCAAGACCTTTCACTACAGGTATGTCTGTCTCTGGTCAGGTACAAATAAAGCAACAAGCCCAGATCACTAAACTGACTAAAGAGCAAGCAGCAGCTCAAAGTAAGATCACAAAGGATAAGAAACTTCAGCAAGCAATCGATAAGGCTAATCTTGCCCTCAATAAGGGTAGCGAAATCTTTGACATGGATAAAATCCAGATTGCAGCAGCTCTTACTAATCAGGCTGAGCAGTTAGGCAAGGCAACTAGCAGCGCACAGGCTTTACAGATTGCCAACGATACTGCTCGCCTAAATGTTAAGCGGTCAATCCTTGCACTAGAAGATGCAATTGCCTCAAAAGATGAAGCATCTATTGTTGCTGCGACTAATAAACTTAATGCAGACCTCAAGGTACTCGGTGCTCTAACTGGTCAGAATGTCAAACTTTCAGACATTAAATCTATCCTTGAAAGCCTTAAGCCAGCAGATCTAATCAATCTGGCTAACCTTGATGCAGCCATTGCTAAGATGATGCAATTGCTTGCACTGCAAGGCACTAAACCTTCAAGTTCTTCAGCGGGTTCAACGGGTTCAGTGGGTTCAACAGGCGGAGCAACAATCTTTCCTTTCCCAAGCGGAGCAACAAGCATCGCTGAAACTAATGCCAATGTCGCAGCATTAGGTGGAGTGCTTACACAGATTTTGCCTAACCTCAAAGAGTTCACACCTGATACAGGCATGATCTCAGGCATAAGCCCTAATGGTCGAGAGTTTAATTTTACTGTCAATGTGAACACGGGCATCGGAGACCCTAACGCTATTGCAGAAGCAGTAACTCAGGTAATTAAAGAGGCCGTAGATCGTGGCACTCTAAGAGGAACAACGGATCTTTTCGCAATATGACATGGCTTCCAGAATGGCGAATTACAGTAGGTGACGATGTCTATACGACTGTCACCTCTGTTTCTTTTGCATCTGGTCGCTTAGACATTGATCGCCAACCCACAGCAGGTTACTGCCAAGTGGAAATCATTAACACAGACAATTCGCCTTTTACTATCAATGTAACAGAGCCAATTACTTTAGAGCTTAAAAACTCAACGGGCACTTATGTAACTGTATTCGGTGGAGAAGTATCAGACTTTAATGTCGGGGTGCGTAGCCCAGAAGAAACTGGCTACATCACCACAGGCAAGATCCTAGGCATTGGCTCACTTGCTAAACTAACTAAGGCTGTCTATAACACGGCTCTTGTAGAAGAATTAGATGGCGAGCAGATTGCAGACATCTTAGGCGCAGCCCTAAACCTAACATGGGCAGAAGTCACACCTACAGTTACATGGGATACATACCCAGCAACACAGACATGGCTAGATGCAGAATCATCTATCGGCACTATTGACACAGGCTTCTACACAATGATCGCTCTTGCAGCAAGTGCCACTGCAAAGTCTCAGACCCTTGCAGATCAGATTGCTAACAGCGCACTCGGTCAGCTCTACGAGGAAAAGGATGGAGATGTTTCCTATGACGATGCAGATCACAGATCTAACTACCTCGCAGCTAATGGCTTTACTAACCTCGATGGCGCATATGCAACACCAAGCTCTATCACCTCAACAACTCAGGTTGCTCGTATCCGTAACAGCCTTATCTACAAGTACGCCACAGGATACGGATCTACCTACAGCACCTCTGACACAGACTCTATAGCCTCTTACGGGCGGTTTGAGCGGTCTGTGGACTCTAACATTAAGAACCTTGCAGACATTACCGACATCGCCTCTAGAGAGCTTAAACTGCGTGCAACGCCACGAGCATCATTAGGTGCTATTCGCTTTCGTCTAGATAATCCAGACATGCCGAGTGCCATGCTTGACAGCCTTATTGGGGTCTTTTTTGGTCAGCCTGTGCTTATTAACAATCTGCCTAGCAACTTGCTTGGTGGAATCTTTGACGGCTTTGTCGAGAATGTGGCACTTAACGCTACACCTACATATGTAGACATAACTCTCTATGTCTCAGCAACAGACTTCTCACTCAGTACGACTCAATGGGAAACAGTATTGCCTGCATCACTTATCTGGACAGGCGTAAATGCTACACTTATCTACAGCAACGCGACAGGAGCTCTAACCTAATGGCAACGACTACTACAAACTATGGCTTTGATGTACCTACATCGAGCGATTTAGTAAAGAATGGCGCGACTCAGATCGCTCTGCTAGGTCAGGACATCGACACATTCCTATTTCGCCCTTTCACTCGCAATGGCGTTCTTAACTCAAGCATGAATGTCTGGCAGCGTGGCACTTCTATCGCTGTTGCAGCTTCTGCAACTGCTTATACATGTGATCGCTGGAAGATGTCACTTGCTTCTGGAGCTTCTTACACAGTAAGCCGACAAGCAACAAACGACACTACTAACCTGCCTTTTATCCAGTATTGCGCTCGCGTTCAACGCGACAGCGGACAGACTGGAGTTAATGCTAGTTACTTTATCCAAGGCATCGAGACTGTTAATTCCATTCCTTTTGCAGGTAGAAGCGTCACATTCTCTTTTTATGCTCGTAAAGGTGCTAACTTCTCAGCTGCTTCAGATGTGCTGACATTCTTGGTGGCTTATGGAACAGGTACAGATCAAGATCCAGCAGGGGCTTACACAGGTCAGGCTAATGCAATTAACACTACTGCAACATTGACAACAACATGGCAGCGATTTACTGCAACTGCAACAATGCCAGCAACTGCAACAGAAATTAAGACATTCTTTACTTATACTCCAGTAGGTACAGCAGGGGCTAACGATTACTTTGAGGTAACTGGAGTGCAGCTAGAAGTTGGAAATCAGGCAAGCCCTTACGCTCCAGCTAACGCAACAATTCAAGGAGAATTAGCCGCTTGTCAGAGGTACTACTACCGCGCAACTTCTAACTCAAATAACAATCAAGTGTATGGAACAGGTTTTGCCGCTAGTACGACAACAATTCTAGTCCCAGTATTTTTTCCTGTTCAGATGAGAACTACACCAACAAGTCTTGGCTATTCAAATCTTAGAGGTTCAGATGAAACAACTGATTTGACTCCATCCACGGTTGTTGCTAATAGTCGAACAAATGCAAATATTTTACAATTACAATTAACTGTAACTGGGGCAACTGCGTTCAGACCATACTTTGCAATTGGTAGTGGTACGGCTGGATACATCGAGATAAGTGCGGAGTTATAAAAATGGATAATGTAACCTTTATTGTAAATGAATTAGATGGCGTGGAGTACGCAATCATTGACCACGGCAATGAGCAATTTACCTCAATGACGAAGGCAGAATACGACCGCCGTCAAGCGGAACAATCCACACCGATTGTGATCAATGAAGCCGAAGCTAAGTAAGGCTGCGATACAGCTACGCGAACAGTTCGATGATTCGTTCCCAGATCGTGACCGCACATCGGATGGTTGGATCGGTGATACCCGACACGCTGCTCGCAAGTCAGATCATAATCCTGATGAGCAAGGCTGG